GTAATCTCTCTTCAGAGACAACAACAATAGTAGGTGGTGCAAAAAAGCTATCAAATAATGAATACATTTAGCAAAAAAAGTAAGTTGAATCTATCACCGATTCAGGTTTTAAGTCACCTATGATCGGTGGTTCTGTCTCTGCCCCTATTTGTGAGGCAAAGTCGTTGAGATAATCATGCTCTGCAAAGAGATGCATGTATGTCTCTCTAATTATAGCCGATAGCTCGTCCATGTCAACCGATTGTGTGAGAACGCTGTCATGAATGAGTGCGATTGGCTTATCAAATTTATCTATACTGAGATGTAACAGTGAAGCATCTAAAGAATGAATAAGATTAGGTGCAGTAGCAGCCTTATGGCGACTTATATCTACTTCGTTAGTATCGTTTGTAGCTACTGATATACGACATGAACCAAGTAACTGTAATTTTAATCTAGTTACATGTTTTTTCATGATACGCTGATTAACTACGAATCCAGATGGTGTAATCCAATTTAATTCAGTATTAACAGGTGCCCATCTTTTTTTATCTGGTTCTTTTTTAGTAGAACAATCAATCCATGCATGTTCACCACGTTTTATAGTTTTAGTGACTTCATCTTCTATCCATTTCATTACCTTCATAGGGCCAGGGACAACTTTGTTCATAGCGTCCCTGACAGCCTGTACGGTAACTGTTAGATCTTCCTTGTCGATCTCAATTCCTTTTTCCAATAGAGCATCACGAATATATGATCTATTGCTATAGGGTTTAGCATTGTAGGGTATTGTCATGACGGTTCTTTTAACCGTCTTCCTATCCATTACTTTTTGTATGTGCATAGGACAATTAGATTTGGCTTTATCCGCTACAACCTTATATGCGTCTTGTGGTCTATCAGAAGGCAACACGTTGACGAGTCGTGCTGTCTTTTTATCTCTCGCTAATCCTGCGAGGATCTGTAGACCGCTACAGGTAGCGTCAGTCGCTACAAATAAACCAGTAGTATTACGTTGTTCTGTTATCACTACCATGTGATATTCTTCACATGCTGCAAGAAATTGCCATGGTTCAGATACATTCTCCCATTCTGTTATATACCTAATAGGATCTGTAGCTACCTTTTCAATTATATCTAAATTATCTGCTACCCATTCTTGTCTTTCATCCCAAGTATCTTTATCTCTACCAAAGGTAGTAGCTACTTGAAAAGCTAACCACTTCTTACCACGTTCTGTTATATAAGATTCGTCAGCACTTCTGATAAGTGACTTACCGAAATCTGTATCCTGTGGTGTGAGAAATGCGGGTATAGGATAAGCCCTACCTCTGTAATCAAAAGACCAAGGTATATAAAACCTCTCATATTTACTAAATCTTTCGACTGCCTCCATAGTCATCCTAGTACGGCATGACTTTTTAAACTCTGCTGCTTGTTTGTTTAATATTTCAGCAGATTTTCTACGATAATCTAATTTAGATTCTTCGTTTTCTGCTATATCTATCGGCTTAGGTGGTAGATCATATTGAACTATAGGTAAAAATTTACCAACTTCAATCCCTTTGATTTGTAGCGTCCTTGCTACAGTGATTGTGAAGTCATTTAATGTATATGCAACCTTCTGAATCTTATTCAAAAAGGCTAGTGGCGTTTCTCCCTGTATACATGGTCCCTTGCCCCTCCTTACTAAATCATGTCCATGCATTACTTCATTTAACATGTATCCACCATTAGTTTCATTAGTCCAATCTTTAGGTGGTATTAACATAGGCCAAGCTAAAGGTGCAAATAATTCTGCATTAGCCATCACTTCGTCTTTGATGTCCATGAACTCAGGAGTAGGGACAACAAAGATACCTTTCTTTGGTCCTTGTTTAATTGTATGTTTCATAAACCATTGACTTGATTCCATTATACAATCTAACAACCAAGCACCTAATTTAATACGAATACTCCTATTCCAACCTGTCCATTGTTTAACCTTATAACGATTCATCAATGTTTTTATTACAACGAACTTTTGCTGTGTACCTATTGCTCTATGCCAATAGTTTTCCTTTAATGTACTTAACAATCCAGGTGCATGAGTTTCATAATGTCTCATCTGACATTCATCTTCTATTGCACGACCAATAGACTCACATACAGTAGTAATTAAATTACATCCGTCCTTGTAACCAAATACCTTATCAAAGGTTATCTTACATGCTATAGCAGCAGCAGAATCTACATCTATATCCTTCAAATACTTATGTATTTCCTTGAATAAATGACCGTTATGCCTTTCATGTATTTTATAGTTAGTCTCTTCTATCCTAGATACCAGTCTTGGAAGTAAAGAGTGTATAGAAGATATACCATAAATAGTAGCTGAACCATAATTCTGATTCTCTAATTTAATTGTTTGATCTTGTAACCTTTTAAGTCCTTGTTTGATAGCAGTACGTTCAAGTTCAACTTGCTCGTCTATTTGTTGTGGAGTGGGCTGCATGATCATGTAGGTCTTCGTTAACTTGCTTAATTAATAATTGTCTTATCTCATGATAATGTGGATGATCCTTTGGTATAGCATTAATAGCTTTCTCAAAGTAATCATATATGGATTCTTTATCCGAATAGTTCATCAATTTCCTCATCTGTTATGTCATCCCAGAGATCTATATCATTTGAATCATCTGGTAGTTGTCTATACTTATCACCCTTTCTTTTAGGTGATAGTACTTGTACTGAGTTACCATCAACTATAGTAAATATAGTCTTCATGTTTTTATCAGCAGTTTTAGTATCTAAGTATTTCTGTGCAGCGGCTGACTGTGAATATACCTTCTCAGATATATAACCGTCTGTCTCTTCTCGTATTACACAAGCAATAGAGGATGGCAACGCCCAGCCCATGACCTTCCAATTAAAGAAGTCCTTGAATGATATTGGTATAAAGAATTCATCAGGTGATTCTTTGTATGCCTTCCAGTTATTTGGAAAGTACTTAGGTCTTTTATTAGATGGTCTTTTCTTAGGCATGTTATTCCTCTATAAGTTGTACGTCCTTGAGGGTAGTTCCCTCTATTCT